TTGCCATTTATATTCTCCGAGTTCTTGACTGTTGTAGCTTGTTTTATGGGAATATTCAACCCTTGAGAATTAGGTCCTCTCAAAGGTGGGATTTCCTTCCATTTGACGTGTTGCATATTTGCAACAAGAGTTTTATTTTTCATTACCTAAAAAAATCCTCATCTGATCTATTTTTACCAGTAAATAGTTTGTATCCTTGATAACCAAGTGTTCCAAGTGTTGCTAATCCAGCACCAATAGACAATGCAGGCAATGCTGCTGTTCCTGCTAAACCTAAAGATGCAATACCAAGTAATCCTCTAGACATTCCGGCTTTACCTAAAGCTTTTACTGCAGGATTCATAAATGATGCACCTAAATAATTTAATGGGTTAGTTGCAATTTCACCTACATCTTTACCTTCTCTAACATCTTGTGCAATGTAACCTAGAGTAGATGGTACCTGTATTATTGGTGCACCAAGTGCCCATAAACCTTTTCCAAGAACACCTTTTTCTAATCCTAAAGCTGCTCTAGTTCTACCAACACCTTCTGGTAATGGTCCAGCTTCACCCACACCTCTTGCTGTCTGATAAACTTTTTTAGCAATCGGTGCAGTCAATCCTGCTGCAGCGGCAGCTTCTAATTTAAATTGATTGTCTAATAAAATATTGTCATCAACTTCTTCACCTTTTTGTTCAACATCAGAAATTATCATTCCTTCCATTTGACTATCGTTAGTTAAATATGTACTCGGGTCATCGTTTCTAAATTGTTTAACCAATGCACCAGCTCCAACACCCGCGGCTACGGTACCAAGGCCCAGGGCAATCTTACCAGCTAATCCACCACGTTTTACAAAGTTTAAAAATCCTGTTGCTGCGTTTTTAATTTTTGTCAATCCAGGAGCTGTCTCATCTATATTTGCAATTTTTTGTGATGACCCTATCGGATCATTTTCTACTTTACTTGATATACATTTTATTAACGACGTTCCCGTAGCAAGCCCAATACGACCACCTTCAGCTGCGCCAGAAACTTTACATCCTAAAGTTCTACCAACGCTCATTAATATGTTGCCTGGGGAATCTTGGATTAATTTCAATAAGTCTGGACTTGTTTTAATTTGAGACGCAATAGCTTTTGCCCCTGCTTTTTCTTTAGCTAGTTGAGAAAAATACTGACCAAAACGTTGTTCTTGAGTAGTAGCTGGTGAAATGGAACTAGTTACTAACTTATTATTTTTAATACTATAAATATCTTTAGGGGCTCCTATATCTTTGTACTCTGTTGAAACCATTTTATTTAAATTTTTAATATCTTTAGTCATGTCTTTTTTATTTAAAAGACCCTCTTGAATATTTTTAATATACTCTCCCCTCGTTTTTTCAAAACCACCGCCTCTCCAGCCAAGGTCCATGTTTCTACGCCACGTCATTCCGGCTAAATCTTTTCTAGCTGCTTTAAGTATATTTGGATTATCCGATCTAACTGCGGCAGCCAAACCCTGAGTATGCTCGATACTATATCCAAGTTTTAATTCCTCAGGAAGTTGTTTAACATCAAATAATTTTGCTAAAGCTTTATGTTCTTTTCGCATTTCATTAGATAATGTTCTTCTTGGCAGCCCTAGTTTTTTTTCTAATTTAAAAAGGCTGCTTCTGGTTATATCATTTGATCGCCTAAATTTATCTTGATACTCTCTAAAAATTTTTGAATAAGCAGGTATTTTTGCAAACATGTCTGCTCGTCCAACTCCAAAAACTCCAGAATCAGGCGACAACCAAAACATTGCATCTTTGGCTCCTTGGGGAAGTGTTACTTTATTAAATTGATTATATCCTTTTCCTGATTTATTTTCTAAAAAGAAATCAAAATAATCATCTAACCCTTTTTTAAATTCAGGATTATTTATTAATAAATTTTCAAAAAAAACTTTTCTAAAAGCTTTACCTGTGTCCTTAGCTATAACAGGAATGTTCATATTTTTAATTTTAAATTCATCACCATGAACACTTAGACCAGGGAACCCTAACTTGTTAATTGGGCTATATGGTCCTATTTTTTTATATCCTTTTTCTTTTACTTCTTTCGCCCAAGCTTTTTTAAAATCTTCTAAAAATTTATCAACCTCTCTTGGTTTATATTTATTTAAATTTTGCTTTAACCACTCGTTAGTCCAAGTCCGAGCATTTTTTTTCACCTCAAGTCCCCTTGACCATTGAGCTGCGGACCCTTTAGCGATTTGTTTATCTTTTCTATCTTGAACTCTTTTAAAAAATTGCTTGGGTGATTCCCCATCTTTTTGGGTCATATATTTACGAGGCCCAACCCGTTTGCCGGTTCCTGAAACGTATTCATTATAAATATATTCTAATTTACCATCTAATCTTTTTTTAAAAGTGGTGTAAGGGCCTACATAAGTGGGATCGTATTTATATATAGATCTAGCCATTAGACCTCCAGGATCTTAGCTAGTCCGCCTTTTGCAAAAGGTATATCTTCTTGAATAAGTGTTGCAGTAAATCTATCAAACCTTGGATCATCTGGAGCTCTACCTGCAGCATCTCTTACATTTGTTAAAAGCCTGTTAATAAATCGTGGGGTAATTTTTTCATCTGGAATTAATTCTAAAATTCTTGGTCCAAAATATTTTTCAACTAATATTAATGGATCACCCATGATACCGCCGCCGCCTTCAGTAATAAACTTTACGTCTTCTGCAGATACAATATCGTTTAAATTTGTTCTGCCAAATCCTGGAGAGTTAATATCCATTGTATCTTTTTTTAATGCTTCTACTAAAAATTCTCTAGCATTCGCTCGTTTAGCTGGTGCGTTAGGCATATTAGCTATTGCTAATCTTGCATCCGCAGCGTCACTTGCTGCATTTAATCGATCAACTTCTTTTTGTAATTTAGCTGCTCCTGCTTCATCTCCTTGAGCTCTTACAAAATCTATAAAATCGTCACCTTCTTTTTCATCTATAACTTTTCTAATGTCTTTAAGCTCTGGGCTTTTACCAAATACGTCTTTGTATTGTTCGGCTCTCATAGGAATAAAATTTGGATCTTGTGTTTGAACTTCATCTTTTATAACTCTTAAATCATCATCTGTTTTTCTAGTTTGTCTTAAAGCACCTAGACCTTCTTGTGTTAAGTTCCTGGTCCCTGTTCCCATGTCAATGATGTTTGCGGGTGCAGCTTTAGGGTTATAAAATTCATCGAGCTTTAACATATTTTCGTATAACTTTCCTGCTTGAACATCGTTTAATTTGTCAGCAGTCAAATAGCCCATAGGGCTTTTTAATTCTTCTAATATCTTTGATTTACCGAGTGCGCCTACAGCTTCCATATTAATGGACATGTCGACAAAGGGTTCTGGATTCTTACCAGTACCTAGAAAAGTAATATTAGATCGGGAACCAAGGACATCATTCATGTTCCCACCTAATTTTGAGTATAATTTTACAATCGATTCTACTAATTCTTTTTTAGCCATAATACTTTACTTGTCCTCTAATAATTGGCTCATCTTTGTAATCTTCTGGGTGTCGAACCAAACCACCCTGTCTAATTCGCATGATTGCCTGTGTCGTACTATCGACGTAGTCATCATGATCTCCGAATGGAAAAGACGCACACTCTTCCACTACTTCCTGGGCAAAATGCTCATGCATCGGGGCCCATACTTTGCCACTCTCAAAGAGCGGAGCTACGGAGTTTACTCTTGTGTGTTTATCATTTCCTTTTGACGGTGTAAAGTTAATAACTGGGATGTCCATTTGCCTTAGCTCGTGAGTCAGAGGAAGCCCTGAAGCTTTCGCCTCGATTATAACCATGTCAGGCCTCCAGTCTTGATACTCTTCAAGAGCCATTCTTCGAAGTTCGGGGAACTCGTACCTACCTTTAAATGCGTTAAGTAAAATTATGTTTTGTCCAGAATCTTCTGTAGTAAACACACCCCACATAGTTATAGCGCTGTAGTCGGCTGTAGTTGATTTAGTAAATGCTGTATCGAGAGACATTACCGTATATTCTATTTTAGGAGGGTATTGACCTTCCCAGTCCATCCACCATTCTCGTTTTAGTATGGCTCCTTCTTCGGCAGTCGGTTGCTGCATATATTGGGCCAGCCAGTTGGAAACGGGGATCGAGGCTTTTGTTTTAAGAAGCTCTTCAACCTTCCAATATTCTGGCCAAACAGGTTTTCCATTTGGCAATATTGCTGGAAGTTCTACAACTTCCCATTGATCACTT